CCACCATCTGGTCGTGGCTGGCCTGGATGGCGGCCTGGTCCTTGGCGGAGTTGCGGCGGCCGATCTTTGCGACAGGCTTATCGTCGCGAGCGGTGGCCAAGGTGGTGAAAAGCGCCTTGGAGGCCTCGGCGATCAAAGCCGCCCGCGCCCCATCCGGCGGCGCGAGCTCAAGATCGTCGAGATCGAACCCGCCATCGGCCTTCCACATATTGATCGAGGCTTCTGGGTTGCAGGGGCGATCGACCAGGCTGATCTCCATCAGCTTCAGGGCGGTTATGGTGGTGGGGTCTTTGGGGTCGCGCTGCAACACCTTGCCGCCGATCGACAGGCCCTTGTAGACGCCGGCCTTCACCTTGGCGACGGCGACCGGATCGACGATGTGGGCGGTCAGGCGGGTGAAGCCGTCGTCATCGACATTGACCTCCAGCGCCGTGCCCGCCGCGCTCGGCTGATGCATCTCCCGGATGGCGCCAAAGGCCAGATACCCCGGCAGCGCCGCCTTCATGGCCTCGGGCGAGACGATCTCGCCGGCCTCATCCCGCGCGCCGCTGGATGCGACGCCGAACACCTTCAAGGAGCCGTCGTCCTGCTCCTCGACCTTGGACAGATCTGCAAACAGCCGCATCAGGCATGAGCTCCTTTGACGAGGGGATGGGTGGGGTTTGGGGCCGGCGGCGGGTCTAGAGACGCCTGCACAGCCTGGCTCAGCACCTGGACGCCCGTGGGCAGGTAGATCAGCGGCTGGTCGCCGCCGGCCACCCCCTCAAGGCCGCGCGCGTCGCGAACCTCGTTGATAAAGGTCGTGCCGTTCTTCAGGTTGATCTCGTCGATCTGGGCCTGTTTGAGGGGGTCGATCTCGACGTCTTCGCACCAGCCCCATTCCAGGTCGGCCGCGCCGAAATCGTCTTGGATGATCTGGTCGGCCAGGCGTTTCCACCACAGCTTGCGGCTGGCGATCCCCTCCTCCTTGCCGGTGTCCGACGCCGCGTCGGCGGTGGAGCGGTTCATCTGTTTGACAAAGGCGCTGGGCGGCAGTGAGAAGGCGAAACAGACGATGCGATACAGCCACTCGTCGAACTCGTCTTTGAGCGGCGCATCCTTAAAGGGCTGATAGCGCGTGCCGTCGGGCACCCACTGCACCTTGTTGCGATAGGGCAGATCGCCCTCGGCGCGGGCGTCCCAGGCGTCCTGCATGGTCTTGATGGCGTCGGCGCCCCAGCCGGGCGGTACGTTCAAAAGCCCGGCAGGGGTATTGTTCTCGGTGAAATAGGCGAGCTGAACGCCCTGGCGGCGCATCACCATGTTGAGCGTCACAAGGATCTGCTCGACGGGGCTGAACCCATACAGGTGGTTGGGCCGCGGATTGCGAGGCGCATAGATCAGATCATCCGTAGTCAGATCATTCCACACCACGCCCTTGATGATCTGCTGATAGGCCGGCAAGGGCGGCCTAGGACGGCGGCCCGTCTCATCGACCAGGAGCTTGAAGGTGTCGCCGGGCACGACATCCAACCCGATCAGCCGCCCCGCCCGATCCCGCCGCCGCTCAAACGCCGGCGCATCGATCACCAGCAAATCCTCCAGCGCCGCGCGCAGCCAGGTGGCGAAGGGCGTCACGCCATCGGGCTTGCGAAAGAACCGCGTCAGCGCCGCGATTTGACCGGGGTCGGCCTTGCCGGCCTGGCTGTCGACCGGCTTGACCCGCCAGTCCAGCCGCTCGATTTGGTCCTTGCAGGTCTCGATCGCCAGCCGCACCGGCTCGACATTGGCCGAGGCCCTCAAGCTGGCGAAACTATGGATATCCGCAAAGCCCGACCGCGGCGTGACGACCGTATTGATCCCGACATTGAAGTCGAACGCCCGCGTCGGCTGCCGCCCCTCCATGGGCTGGAGCGGCAGACCGGGCGAAAACACGCCCCCGCTCGGCTGAAACGTCGCCTGGCCCAGCGGGCCTTGCACATTGAAGCTCAAAGAGCTGCGAAAACCGCCGGGTGGGGGCATGGGAGACGGCTCCTTGAGGCAAATGGCGGAGCCCTTCCCCCTTTTATGGGGAAGGGTTGGGATGGGGGTCTATTCGCAGCGGCTGACGACGAGGGCCTGGGAGGCGTCGCCGCCTAGGGACACCTTGGCCACGTCAAGGCGAGCACCCCCGTCCCCTGCCCCCTCCCCCATTGAGGGGGAAGGGCTCGAAACTCACCCCTCCGCCCGCGTCTGCTCCCACTCCAGCGATCCCGGCGCCAAGGTGGGCGCATCGCCAGCCGTCTGGCGGCGCACGAGGTCGAGCAGGCCCTGGCTGTTCAGCCGTTGCAGGAAGGCGTTGAACGCTCGCGAGGTCGCATCCGCGTCGTCGTCATGGGCGGCGGCCGGAAAGCCTTCCAGGGCGGTGAACCAGTCCTCGTTCCAAAGGCCCCGCAGCACATCCACATTGCCGGCCTGGGCCTGGGCCGAGAAAGGGCCAAAGCGCGTGACCTTGTCGCCCGTCTCCGGCGTGCCCCGCGCCACAAAGCCCTCCAGCGCCAGAGTCAGGGCGGCGACTTGCGCCTTTCCGGCCTGGCCAGGGTCTTGGGGTAGGCTGATCTCTACCGACGGGCCGTCCTGGCTGGCGGTGTTCTTGATCAGGGCCTGGACCTTGGCCGGCGTATCGCGGGTGCGCACATGGTGCAGCACGATGAAGCGGCCCGTACGCCGGTCGCGGCCGATCTTGGTCCCGCAGGTCCAGTCCGGGTCGTTGCGCTCGGTCTTGGGCGTCGCCGCCAGGTCCCAGCCGCGCACCATATCGAGCTCCGCCGGCGCCGCATCGACCAGCTTGCACCAGCCGCGCTGGAAATAGAGCCCCGCCGCCGGGCGCACCTTCCAATTGCCGAGCAACAGCCGCTCCCGCTCCACCGTCGGCTGGGCCATAAGATTGGCGAGATAGCCAGGGTCGGCCGCCATCAGCGCAGCGTTATCGGTCAGCTTGGCGGGCACAAAGGTCAGCGACTTGGGTGGGATCGGGCGGCGGCCCATGGGGTCCAGGTGGTCCGCCAAATCGTCTCGCCGATCCGCCCAGACCAGGGCGTCGCCGATCCGCACAAACCAGCGCAACACGCCGGCCCGCTCGGGAATGGGCAGGCCGGTCAGGGGATCAATCCACCAGGCGATGAAGTTGGCGACCCAGCTATCGGCGTCGGGGTTGCAGGTGGCGCGCACATAGGGACGCACGCCGCAGGTCGATCGGTTGCGGCTGACCAGGTACCAGAACTGGCGCTCGCTGAAGTGGGTCAGATCGTCGAAACAGATCAGGGGGATCTGCGACCCCTGCCAACCGTAGACGGACTTGTCATGCTCCAGGTGACGAAAACTGACGCTGGCGCCCGACGGGAACCGCCAAGCCAGGGCGGCCTGGCGCGGGACGCCGCCGATCTCGGCATAGAGCTTATGGCTCTCGTCCCAAAGGCCGCCCTCATTCCGGACCTGGACGGTGGTGCGGCGAAAGAAGACGGCGCCAAAGCCTGGGTTTTCGATGTGGCGCAGCGGCTCGATCAATAGCGCCCAGGTCTTACCCCCGCCGGCCGCCCCGCCATAGACGGCGATGTCCGCCGCGCTCGACAGGAACTGCAGTTGCGGACCCGGTTGCGGCCGAATCTGGCGCACCTCGGCTGGGGCCATGGGCGCCTCCGGAGTTTGTTATCAAGCGCGCCCGTTTTCCGGCAGGGCGAAGATGACGACGGAGGCGGCCGCGGCGTCGGCGCTGGGATCGCTATCGTCCGCATCCGCCCAATCCTGTCCGCCTAAGGACTTCAGGCCGAACAGGATCACAGACGCTCGACCACTTCAAGCGCGGCCCGCTCCCAATGCATCAACCGCCGCGCCTGACCCCGCCCGACTGCGTCTGCGAACTCGGGATGGTCGGCGATCCAGCCATCCACCTCGCGGCGCGACACCCCGATCAGGCCGGCAAAGGCGGTGAGGCTGTAGCCCTCCCCCATCGCCTGCTCGACCTGTTCGCAAAAGGCTTCGCGATAGGGGCGCAAGCATAGGGAGAGCGCGCGATCGATCATATCGCCTCTGATGCGGATTTTAGATAAAATTGGATAGGTTATGCAGCAGCTGAATGATTATCGGCGTCGCCGCCGGCCGCAAATTCAACCCATATGTTTTTATCGGTGATTCGCGGGGC